TTGACCCATGTACGGAACTTTACATCTTCAGCTGTCAAACATATAAGATAGTTAGGACCTCTACGTATGATCTTACCTACGTTATCCTTTTCAGTGAGTACCCACTCACCTACCTTATAAATTTCTTCACGATAATACTGGTCACGCACCTCTTGATGCTTGACTTCCTTTCTTACCGCTGTGAAATCGCTGAATGATTTCATCAAACTCTAATATATGTACAGTTTTATTTATAACAGTTCCTTTATTTCAAGCATCAAATTCCGCGTTTCTTTTTCTCCGAGACTCTTTGGTATACCATCCTTGAATGCTTTGAAGTCTCCCGCAGCTGCTGCCCTTCTCATTTTAGTACCAGAAATAGCAAAGGTATCACCATCAGCATCACGTTCACCTGATGATATTATATCTAACTTCCTAAAGGTATAGTCCTTACCATTATAGTTCTTGATCCACTGCATAGCCTGCACTCTGTCGCTACCTACTACCATGACAGCATCATCATAGCCCTGTGATTGTAGCTCTGACAATATGGATACGGGATCCCTAGGTCCGCTGCGTATATTCTTTGCCATGTTAGGAAACATCTTCTTAGCATAGTATAGTTTCCTGTCAGGAGGTAGAGGGTTAGTGCCCTTCTTATCTACACTCTGTGAAAGATAGATGTAGTAGTCACAGTTCTTTGCTGCTCTTGCTACTGCCTTGAAGTTTGATTCATGTCCTCTTGTCGGTGGTTGGAACCTACCGAAAGTAAAGTACACACATTTATAATCAATTATTTCCATTGCTTTGCCAGTGTGAAGTTGATGTAGGAGAACTCAATTCTATTTACAAGTTTGATCATGTCCCCATTGTGATGTAGAACATACCCCTCTGGTGCGGTAACTCTATAACCCTTGTCAGTTTGTACGAATGTTCTGAATGATTCTAAGTTATCAAGAGCATCAATAACTATCTTCTTATTCTCTTGTAACTTTCTATAGAGTGCGAACATAGCATGAAACTCTTTCTCATTGTCCTCAAGATATGTTAGACCATCATACAGTTGTTTCCTCCTCTCTGCTTGTTTCTGTACACTCTTCATCTTATTAACTTCCTTGTTCATCTTCTCATGATAGAACTTACCTAGTGACTTGAGTGCCATCTTAGGATCAGTAATAGATCTTGATGCCTTGATCTCAGCATTGAAGAACTGTTTGAGATAGGATGCTACATGAAACTTTTTATTACCTGTAGTGCCTATGTTGTCAACAATATGATTTAAGAACTTACCAGATGTCCTACACATCTGAGATATGATAGTAGTATTAGCTTCAAACTTCTTGAGTGTAGGTGCGGGAACTGATACGTCTGTCATAGGTGTATCATTGTTGATCACTACACACCCATCTATATTTGATGTGACATCAGCACCAGCTTTTGCGTTCATGGTAGCAAGGTCATCACCTACGTAGTGTGTATGAAAGACTACACCAATCTCTGCCTTAGTGATTGCTTTACCCATGTCACTATCAACAGGAGATCCATAGGTGATAGTGTTAGGTCTAAAGGTGACAAGATCCTCACCCTCTATTGTCTCATACTTTTTATCTTTAGCAGTGAACATCAAGTCACCTTGTACTACACCACTGATACCTAGTTCCTTAAAATACTTTAGAGATGCTTTTAATTTGTCAGCAAGGTCACCGTCATAGAACGTATCTACATCATCATCAAAGAAACATATCTTTGGGTTCTCCTTGTTGAACACAGACTTAGTTCCCACAAAAAATCTACCTGTGTATGGATGCTCTCCACATATGACAGCAGGAGCACCATCCCATTTGGTCTGCATGTATCCACTGCTAGGTTTCTTACCCAACATGCGGAGCATCTCTTTCATAGCAGACACAGCAGCATCACATCCCTCAACTCCATAGTTGAGCATCTCATCCTCTATATGTTCTAAGTGTTTTAGTTGTGTTACGTTTGCCATTATGTTTTTTTATAATCTCCGTTAGCATAGCCAGGATATATTTCAGTACCTGACTTAGTTCTGATGTTAACACTAAAGTTATACTCTTTAGTAGAGAAGTCAATGTTAACTCTCTTACCAGTTCCATCCTTTCCACCATAGTCTATGTTTATGTTGTCACTGGTCAATGTACTAGCATCCTTTAGGTATTTGTCATTAATATTATAAACGTGTAGTCCCTTCTTGTCTCTATGTACCATCCAGTAACCTTTACCTACACCACTCTGTATAAAGTTCTGTAAGTTTCTTTTTGCTTGTCCTTTGATTGAATATGATTCTCGATGCTCTGGTATTGTAGGTGTTTTAGTCTCTTTATTTTTCTCATCAAACTTCTGGAATGTCTCTATGAATTTTTGGTGATTGATGTTAAACATATCCAAGAAGGTCTTACCCATCTTGTTTAACTTACCAGATTCTAAATCTTTAGTGGGAAGAATTGATAGTGAATCTTTTCTACCACCTTTGACACCTATGTTAAAGAACGATAGCGTCTCTCCATACTTGACTGATAGGTATATTGGTTGCTCTTTTTTACCATCAGGGTCAGCTATGTATACTGTAATATCTGTGACTGTCGATCCTATGTCTACCGTCTTTCTACCCTCTGCTGAGATATAAAAAGAACTATCATATTTCATAGGTCTTGGTTTGTTCTTACCACCCTCCTGTTTTGATCTGATGTAACAAGTGCCAGGATTAGCACCACATATTGCTTTAAGTATTTCTGTAACATCATCAGGATACTTACCACCATGATCTTGAAACTTATCAAAACTATCAGCTAACTGATCTTCATACTCATTACCTTTATTACCACCGCCACCTGGTGATCCACCAAAGTGTTCTGTCTTTTCCAGTGCAGTTAGATTAACTGTTGCTAACATTGAATCATCATGATCACTTTTTGATCCAGTCATTAATAATTTTTTCTTATTACCTTTCTGATTAGCAGCACTATTCATATCCATTTTGAGTGCTCTTACCTTCTTCTCATCACTCAAGTCTTTCCAATTATATTTTGAGGTAGTTCCGTCTTGAAACATTACCTCGATATCAAATACTTTTATATACCCTTTGTCCTTATCTAACTTAAGCAACTGCTTATTAGCAATCCTCTCGATCAGAATGCTATCTCTGTTCGCATATGGGTTCCCACTAGAGTCATATAATTGTTTCCAACCAAGATTTGCCATTAGAATTGTTTCCAGTACTTAGGATGTGTGAGTCCTCCCTCTTTATTTAGATCTTGATTTGTCAATAGTACATCTCCTGCTAGACTCCAACGGTGTCCTGTGTTGTGTGTCATGTGCTTCAGACTGCTAGGGAATATTAGTAAGTCACCTTCCTTTGTGTTCTCTTCCCACACAGATGTGTTGTAAAAGTTTTTCTCTGCGTCAGCAAAGGCATGTGGGAACCACTCATTAGGTGGTTGTTTAGTGAACTGTAATGGATCTTGTGTGTCTAAGTAATACACCCATGATATATGAGCAGGGTCATGGTTGTGGTTTGGAACTGAATGATCCTCACCACTTACAGCATACCATGTCTTCATAAAATGAATATTATATCTCACGTTCATAGAGCATAGGTAATGATCTATACAGTCATTGACCTCTAGCATAAAACTATTCATCTGAGGGTCAAGATGTACTAACACCTTACCATCTATCTCTCCAGTTAGACCACGATCAAACATGTGATGTTCATACCTCTTGGCAACCCAATCAGTATAGTCTAACAAATTAAACCTACCTACTGTGGTAGGGAATAGGTTAATTACTTCCATTATATTGGTATCAATGATAACATATTATTAGGGGGAGCAGTGTGTGTTGTGATGTCAAATCCTATTGTGATTCTTGGACTCTCGAACTTCTCATTAACAATAACTTCGTGTTGTCTGTGACCAGGTCCTATGTAGATGTTACCTACCTCATTTACTATTGAGTAATCAGCAAAACGAGTTGTTGTATCATGTGGAACTATACTTATATAACCATGATAATCCCAGTCATGATTATGCCATTTCAATACTTGATCTGGGTAATGATAATTGATCCATGCTTGCATCCATTTACCATCATCAGGTATAAGACTCTTTAGTTCAACAAACAACTCATGTGCTAGAGCATTAGGTGCTGCCAAAGAAAAGAAATTATACTTGTAGTAAGACCAAGTAGAATCTTCACCGAATATATTCTGATGAAAATCCCAACACTCACTTACTAGATCTACAAACTCTTGATGGTTGTTAAGTATTAACTCAGAGGTATGTACTCTATGTTCCTTCATGAATTTCTATGTAAGGATTATCTCCCTGCCTAGTTCTATTGTATATTATTATCCTATCATTCTTATAGTCTGGGACGAACTCTAACTCGTCATCATGTGGCCACATCAACTCCTCATAGAGAGAGTTTAGTTTTGCCATGTCGTCATACAAATCAGAGGTCATTCGGTCTTCTGTTCTCCGATTTATAGATGTCAAATGATCCTGATGGATATCTTTTCTCTAACTTTTTAATATTCATCTCTATGACTTCTTCAAAGTCTACACCCAATGCTTGTGTTGCCTGTGCTACGTACCAGAGAATATCACCCAACTCAATAAGAAGATGTTCTCTGTTTGCGTCGCTCCAAGGTTTACCTTGAAAGACCATCTTCTTAACAATCTCAAGAAACTCTCCAGACTCAGCAGACATCCCAACAGCAGCAGTGGTAAGGC